GGAAAAAAATCATCCACAAGTTATTCAGCTTTTGATCCTATAGGCGGAGGAGTTACAGCATTTGGCTCTAGTACAATGGGTTTAAATATAAAAGGTGAAATAGGAAAACTAACAGTGAGTACAGAATGAGTTGGACATATACAACATTAAAATCAGCTATACAGGATTATACACAAAATACTGAGTCAACATTTGTTGCTGATTTAGGAACAATGATTCAACAAGCTGAAGATAGAATAGTAAAATCAGTTGAGTTACCTAATTTTAGGAAAAATGTTACTGGTTCATTAACATCTGGAAATCAGTATTTAACTGCTCCTGATGATTATTTATATCCATTTTCTTTGGCTGTTTTAGATAGTGACAGTGATTATAGTTATCTTTTAAATACAGACGTAAGTTTTATTAGGGAAGCGTATCCTTCTGCTTCAACAACTGGAGTTCCAAAACATTATGCACAGTTTGATGATAATTCTTTTATTGTTGGACCAACTCCTAATGCCAATTTAAACGTGGAGTTACATTATTATTATGTTCCAGAATCAATAACAGCAGCATCAAGCGGAACAACTTGGCTTGGAACAAACGCACCAGAGCTTTTGCTTTATGGAAGTTTAGTAGAAGCATATACTTTTATGAAAGGTGAGCCTGATATTCTTGCTAATTATGAAAAAAGATTTCAAGAGTCTTTACAAAAATTAACTTTATTATCAGATGGTTATAATAGAAAAGATGCTTATAGGGATGGGCAAAGAAAAATAGATGTTTGATAGTCCTAAAAAGGAAAACAAAGATAAAAATATTGCAATAGTTGGTATGGGTAAAAGCCAAATTGATTTTCATTTATCCCAAGTCCACAGCGTATCTTTTGATGAAGTTTGGGCAATAAATGCAATGATAGGTGTTTTGCCTCATATAGATAGGGCATTTATATTAGACCCAATGGATCGTTTTTTAAATTCAGAAGATGCGGGTTCTATGACAGAAATGATGAGATTAGTTTTACCTACAGCATATTATCCTATTTATTCTTGTGAGTTAGATGAAAGAGTTCCTGCTGTTGAAGAATATCCATTAGAAGATATTGTAGAAAAACTAGGGTGTTCTTATTTTAACAATACTATTGCTTATTCGATTGCTTATGCTTTGTGGCTAAATGTCAAAAGCATTTCTATTTTTGGTGTAGATTTTACCTATAAAAGCAATATGCACTTTGCAGAGGCTGGAAGAGCTTGTGTTGAGTTTTGGTTGTCTAAATGTATTGATGCTGGCATAAATGTTTCAATTGCCCCAACATCATCATTATTGGATACAGATATAGGTTTTAAAGACAAACTTTATGGTTATCATAGATTAGATGATCCAAAGGTTACTTATCAAAATGGAAAAGGAATAAAGGTTTGTAAGTTTTCTGAGGTTCAAATAGAAAAAAACTTAAAGCCAGTTGGAAAGATAGATAGAAATGATATAAATTTAAACCCTCCAGAGCCAAATAAATACTAATGGAAACAGATTCTTTTAAAATATCTATAGGAAATTTAGGAGTTAAGACAACTGAAAACAGAGGTCATACTCCAGAAGAAGTTGCTAAAATGGCGACTGAAAAAATTATTTCGGTAAGTGATACAGCACCACCGCAAATTAAAGCTCAAGCACACGCTTTTAAAAATGTGTGCTATAAAATTATTGCTTATTATATGCATGAGGCGATTAAAAACCATATGTGTACTATAGGTAATCAACTAGAACAGCAAGGTCATAAGGACTTAGCTGAAATTATTAGGAGGCTATAATGGCTATAACACAAGCAATGTGTACTTCTTTCAAAAGTGAACTTTTGCAAGCGGTGCATAATTTTAAAGCGAGCGGAGGAAACTCTTTTAAACTTGCTTTATACACTAGCTCCGCGACTATGAGTGCAGCTACCACAGCCTATAGCACAGGACAAGAAGCATCAGGAACAAACTATACTGCGGGTGGAGCAGCTTTAACAAACGTCAACCCTACAACATCAGGAACAACTGCGTTTACTGATTTTGCTGATTTGACTTTTGGAACAGCTACTGTCACTGCGAGAGGTTGTATGATCTATAATGATACAGCTACTGGCGATCCAGCAGTTGCCGTTTTTGATTTTGGTGGAGACAAAACAAGTACAGCAGGTAGTTTTACAATATCTTTTCCAACCGCAGACGCAAGTAACGCTGTTATTAGAATAGCGTAAGGACAGCTAATGGCTGTCGGTTGGGGTCGTTCCACATGGGGTTCTGGCGCATGGGGTCAGCCTCACAATATGACTGTAAGCCTTACGGGGCTTGCGGGAACCACTGCGTTAGGAACAGAAACTGTTAGTTGTGATGCCAATGTCGCAGAGACAGGTGTTGCAGCCACAGGTGGTATTGGAAGTTTAACTGTAACTGGCACAGCAATTGTCACAGAGACAGGGGTAGCTGGAACAGGAGCGGTTGGATCATTAAGCATATCTGCTGATGCAAATGTAAGTGAAACAGGAGTAGCAGCAACAAGCGCAGTAGGCAGTTTAACTGCCACAGGTGTTGCAAACATATCTGTTACAGGATTGGCAGGAACCACCGCTTTAGGCACAGAATCAGTTAGCGGAGATGCCAATGTCAGCGAAACAGGAGTAGCTGGTACTACTGCAATAGGAACAGTTGTTGCAAATGGTGTAGCTTTAGTTGGTGTTAGCGGTACAGCATCGACTGTTGCTCAAGGTGATGAAACAGTTACTTGTGATGCCAATGTTTATCCAACAACAGTTGCTGGAACAGGAGCAATTAGCTCTTTAACAATAGCAACACAAAATATTGTATCTATAACAGGTGTTGTTGGAACAACTGAATTAGGCGAATTAGCAGTTAGTATTCCTAAAGTTGTTTCAATTACAGGAGTTGTAGGAACAAGTAAACTAGGAGGATTATTGGTTTGGAGTCCAGTTGCTCCTGATCAAACACCAAATTGGGTAGATGCTGGTGCAAGTCAATCACCATCTTATTCAAATGTTAGTCCATCACAGTCGCCAAACTGGAAAGATGAGGCAGCTTAATTTATTATGAGGAAAGAATATGGCAACTTATGTAAATGATTTAAGACTTAAAGAGATCGCTACGGGCGATGAGTCCGGTACTTGGGGAACGAGTACCAATACAAATTTAGAATTGGTGGCGGAAGCATGGGGTAGTGGTTCAGAAGCCATTACAGGCACAACCCACACAATTACAATGGCAGATGGTACTTCTGATGCAGCCAGAGCTTTTGCTCTAACGCTGACAGGATCAATCACCGCAACCAATACAGTAACACTCGCACCGAACACAGTCAGTAAGACTTGGGTGATTCAAAACAACGCTGGTTATCAAGTAACTATATCTCAAGGCACAGGCGCAAATGTCGTCATTCCGAATGGCGGAATCAAGATGCTTGTTACCGATGGTGCTGGAGCAGGTGCTGCCGTAACTGATGTACTGGATATGACAGGCGGTACAGGCAATGTCGGACTGGGTTCTGGTTCACTCGGTACAGCCATAACGACAGGAACGGATAACGTAGCCATAGGTGAGAATGCACTTGATGCAGTCACGACTGGCTCAGATAACACAGTGGTTGGAGACAATGCTGCTACTGCTTTAACCACAGGTAGTTTTAATACTGCTATCGGTTCTGGAGCATTAATTACACAAACAACTGCTGGTTACAACACCGCAGTAGGCTATTTATCTTTAACAGCCAATACAACGGGTAATGCAAATGTTGGATTGGGAGAATCTACACTAGCAGCAAATACTACAGGCAGTAACAATACAGCACTCGGCTATAATGTTTTAGCAGCAAACACAACTGCTTCAAACAATACAGCAGTGGGTCGTAATGCTCTTGATGCGAATACAACTGGTGCAGATAATACGGCAGTGGGTCGAATGGCTTTGTCAGCCAATACCACAGCTTCCGAAAACACGGCAGTTGGACAAGGCTCACTAGAGGCTAATACAACTGGGGCTGACAATACG